CTTTAATAGCTGTTCCGGATGCTGCTTTTTTAACGTCTTTAATTTGTTGTTTTAATTGTTGACTGGTTTTAAATCTATCTTGTGCCGGTGGCCCACTCTTTTGTTGTTTTCCCTTACCGTCACCGCCTTTTTTATTACCTTTGTTACCTTTGTTACCACCAAAGCCACCACCTGCTCCAGCATCTTTACCTCCTCCTTGAAAGCCAACTCTACGTTTTTCAATCATTTTTTTTCTTCTCCAACTACTGCTGTCATTTCTTTTATACCATCTTTTGCAAGTGATACACTAGCTCTTAGTTTTTGATGCTTGTCATTTAGCTCCATTTTGTCCTCTGCAAGCTCTCTAGCTTGTAATAATCTGGCCTTATCGAGGTTTAATTGGTCCTCATCTTCCTTCTTTTTTCGCATATTTTCTTGTGCTCTAAGCTGTACTTCGTCGGCTTTTAGACGCAATAATGGGTCATTATCTATCTGATTTAAGACCTTTTTCTCCTCTTCTAGGTACTCTAAAGTGGTTTCAGCTATCAAAACAGCCTTTCTAGACTCCATTTGGGTGTTTAATTTCTCTAATTGACTCTTAATTTCCATCATTTGAGGGTTTTGTTGCACCATTTGAGGGTTAGCGGAGGTCATTTGTTGTAATTGTTGCGTCATTTGTTGAACTTGCGCTATTTCTTCCTTAAATTCAAGCTGAACTTGCTCTTGTGCCATCAAACTTATGTGTTCTAGTATGTTTTTTTGTATTGAAGCCAAAATATTGGGGTTTGTACGTGCAATTTGTGTACCCATGAAGGCTAAATGCGCTTTCATGTGCGCTGTGTGGTCTTGATTAGGGA